CCCCGCCACAAAAGCGAAATATCTTTCTTTTCTTCGATAAATGGGCCATCTACGAGGACGTCAATGTACTTCAGCAGCATATGCATATGGCCATAACGACAATCATCCATCAGTTCTTCCCACGTATACCCAGTCCAGCACCAAATATCCTGCGTAGGTGACTGTCTATGCCTTTTGATGTCATGCGCTATAACGCAAAGCATAGGTTCGTTTTCTTTCTCGAAAGGTTCTCCTCCAAGAAAACTGAATCCATCGTGATTTTGAGATTTTGAATAGGCTATGATGGTGTCTAGCATTTCATCGGTGACCGGCTGCCCATACTCAAAATCCTGCGCCTCTGGGTTAAAACATCCGGGACAATGTCTTCTGCACCCGCCGACCCAAATGCTCATTCGGATTCCCGGTCCATTAGCAACATCATAGGGAACGATCTTTGCAATTTTCATTCTACACCGCTTTCCGCCAGCTCAACCGGCACACCGTCTTTATACACGCCATCTGTATACCATCCGTCGAGGAATTCCGCACTTGGCTCAATATCATATGTGATCTGATAGAGACTCTTACCATTCACATCAACATCTAGCAATTCATGCGAAATATCAATCCAACAGAATCCTTCCGTGACCGACCATCCGATCATTTGGGATTCTGGCGTTACTGGGATTCCCAAGAAATATAAGAATTCGCTCAAAGAGGCATATCCGCGCAATACAAAGTTTCGGTTAAAATGGTACTCAGCATCCATGATTTCCCGCTCATACCGCTCAAATGTCTGATGGGTCATGGGCTCGACGAACATAAATTTCCCATCTGGGCAATCTAACGCTTGACGATGATACCCCGGATCATTCCTTGTAATCTCAGCCCGAACCTCTTTATCGAATTCTACGCCTTTTTTCTCGATGACCTTGTTTCGGTAATCAGAGTATGTCTTAGTTGCTCCAGCGTACAGTGCAGCCATGGCAGCGGTCCGTTTCGTACTTATCGCATTGCCACTCATAATGCATCCAATCGTCACGCCAGCAGTAACGGCGGTCGGAATATAAGTCTTGGCGATGTCGAGTCCTGTTGGGTCAAGCCCGTCGGCATACATGTCCGCGACATCCATTGTGGCTTTTGCGCTGGCTACCGCCGTTCCGATCACACCGACGCTACCGAGCACACTCAAGATCGTAGGAGCATGCCGTTTGGCAAAGCGGACCAGATTCCAAAACGTTTTAGACATAGAAGCTCTCCTTTCAAATACGTCATTTTATAAATTACTTATGCGCAAGATAACGACCGATGAGCCATGCGATGACGAATGAAATGACGAATATTACAGGATCAAACTTCATAATTGTGTCACCTCCATCCAATGTAAAGCCCGAATAAATATCCAGCAAGCCATATTAGCAGAACGACTACTCCGAAAGTAGCACGATCAATCGTCACTAAAAATCGCCTCCCAAATCATCATATTTATCAATACCAAAATGAACGCCAAAATCCAATCTATCATAAGTGCATCACCCGATCTCTAATTTCAGCCGTTCGTCCCTGATTCCAATACTGCGTACCGATATAGCCACAGGTTCGCCTGGCAACGTTCATCGTTTTCTGATCTCTGTTGCCGCACTTCGGGCACTCCCAAATCAACTTTCCATCCTCCTCTACAATCTGGATTTCACCATCGTACCCACATTTCTGGCAATAGTCTGATTTCGTGTTGATTTCAGCATACATGATATGGCCGTACATGTACTGAATCAGTCGGACTACCGCAAGAACGTTATTATTCAGATTCGGAACTTCGACATAGCTGATGGCCCCGCCGGGACTGAGTTTTTGAAACCGACTTTCGAAATCGAGCTTTGTGAAAGCGTCAATCGGCTCGCGTACATTAACGTGATATGAATTGGTAATATAAGTGTGGTCGGTTACTTCTTTAATAATGCCAAATCGTTTGCGCAAGCACTTAGCGAATTTGTACGTCGTGGATTCAAGTGGGGTTCCATATACGCTATAGTCGATATGTTCCCTTTCACGCCACTCCTTACATTTATCGTTCAATCGCCTCATGACAGCAATCGCAAATGATTCACCTCCGGGCTCAGTATGGCTAACATGCATGAAAGCCTGGCAACATTCGTACAATCCTGCATATCCGAGCGAAATCGTCGAATATCCATTATAAAGAAGTTTATCGATTGTTTCGCCATGCTTTAGTCTGGCCAGAGCACCATGCTGCCAAAGTATCGGAGCAACATCCGATACTGTTCCCTTCAACCGCTCATGTCTGCATCGCAAAGCACGATGACAGAGCTCAAGTCGTTCGTCAAGGACGGTGAAGAAATCTCTCTCTTCTTTAATAGCAGTGAGCGCAACATCTGGAAGATTGATCGTAACGACGCCTTGGTTGAAACGCCCATAGTATTTCGGCTTTCCGTTCTCATCCTTATAAGGCGTGAGGAAGCTTCGGCAACCCATACATGGATAGCAGTCGCCCTTCAGTTCCAGCATCAATTTCTCGGAAATATAATCCGGAACCATTCGTTTAGCCGTACACTTGGCTGCCAATTTCGTTAGATAGAAATACGGAGAATCTTCATGAATGTTGTCTTCCTCGGTTACGTAAAGCAGCTTAGGAAATGCAGGAGTGATCCAAACGCCGGACTCGTTCTTTACTCCCTGAATACGCTGATTCAGCATCTCCTCGATAAGCATGGCTAGATCTTCTTTTTCTCGTGGATTCTCAGCTTCATTCAGATACATCATGACCGACAGGAAAGGTGCCTGCCCATTCGTTGTCATCAATGTAATGACTTGGTACTGAATAGTCTGAATACCCTTCTGAATCTCTTTTCGGAGACGACGATTCGTGAATTCGTCAACCCATTCCGACAAATCAGGGCGTTCCATATCCATCAGACTCTCCATAACTTCTTTACGAATCGCCTGTCTCGAAATATCGACGAAGGGAGCCAGATGCGCAAGGCTAATTGTCTGCCCACCATATTGACTTGAAGCAATTTGAGCAACAATCTGCATACCAATATTGCATGCGGTCGAGAAACTATGAGGTTTGTCAATCTTTACGCCACTGATGACCGTTCCGTTTTGCAGCATATCTTTGAGATTAACCAGACAGCAGTTGTGCATATGCTGAGCAAAGTAGTCTTCATCATGTACGTGAATAATGCCCTGCTTGTGCGCCTCAACAATGTCTCTTGGAAGAAAATATCTTTCCGTCAGATCTTTCGAGACGTATCCGGCCATATAATCTCTCTGCACGCTATTGATGATCGGATCTTTGTTACTGTTTTCCTGAAGCACTTCTTCGTTTGCCTGATCGATCAACGACAGAATCTCCGCATCGGTGCTATTTCCTTTACGGATTTTCTCTCGATCATAGCGATAACGAATATAATCTCTAGCTACGGTCGCATAACCGTTTTCCATCAAGGCATCTTCGACCATATCCTGAATTTCTTCAACATGAGGCGCACGACCAAGCAACATGCATTGATCCTTTACACTGTCCGCAATCTTAGTAATGTCACTGAATGGCATTCTATCTTTACCCGCCCGAGTAATTGCTCCGGCAATCTTTGTTGCGTCGAACTCGACTTCTGTTCCGTTTCGTTTGATAACTTTCATTTAAAATATCCCTCCCGCATATTTGTAACTCGGCCACCTGTAATTTCGTACAAAGTGGCTCTCTTAACGTGGTCTTTCCAACTCTTTGGAGCTTCTTTTTCCCGAATATCAAAGTCTACCTTTTCCACTTTACTCCACTCTTTGAGCGTATCGATAATCTGGACGTAGCCCATGCCTGGTCCAGCATATTCCATATAAATTCTGGGATAACTGTCATCCGGATCGATGCTGCTGTAAAGCCTCATCGTATTGTCGAAATCTCCGAACCGCTTTAGAAAAGAAGAAAGGGGGACGAACTGTTTCGGATCATCCGCCCAAGCCTGAATTTCAAATTCCCTTTGCACGTTTACTCGACACCTCCACGCATACACCATATAAACACAGAACAGTACAAGCCATACAATCATAAGTGCCACCATTGCTGCATCCATGATCAATTAACCTCGCTTTCCAGAATCGCTTCATAATATCGCAGTGCCGTTCGAAGAACCGCCGTTTTACTCATCGTTCCCAGCTCCATGCAGTGGGTAAGAATATCTGCATCCTTTTCGGTCAGATAAAAACTTTCCCAGCCTGCTGTAACAGGGTTGATGTAGTCATTCTTTCCAGCGGTGGAAGAGACGATAGAACCATGAGTGCTCATTCTCCCATCTCGCTTTCTCAATCAGTTTATCGAGTTCTGTTTTAGTTTTCTCCGAGTTAAACGGATTATGCTTTCGATAATAATACTCCCGGATTTCTTCCGCAGTGCATAATCCATGTTCATAGGCCTCTCTAATCAATCTTTCAGTGTCTTTTATTTTTCGATATTCCATTAACATGAAAGATCACCATAGCGCCATCAAAGGACACTAAATCCACTTCGGGGCTTACTATCCAGATCGAAGTCCACGATTCCATAAGGAATACCATCCTCCCTCATGCCGGTCGTGATATAGGGTTCAACTTTCGTCGGGCTTCCCCAGCCTACTTCGTCGCCCATATTGTTCGGCGTCAATTTGGGATTGTCCAGAGCTTCGTAGTAATCGTTTAGCGAAGCATAATAGCTTCCGAGGATTTTGTAATTAACGTCGTTAAATGCTTTCATGATCCGCTCATAGGTAGACCAGAAATATCTTCCACTGTACGCATCGAAGAATAAAGACTCTCCATCATGACTTTCTTTGGTCATCGCGGCAAGCTGATTGTTTTGCCTTTCTGCCCGCTCTTTTGCCACTTCATCCCGAATCTCTCGTTCCTTCTTTTCGCCGATTGTCTCGATTACTTTCGAACGATAATCTTTTGCCATGTTCTCAGAAAGGTTCAGGAGCGTTGTCAACGCGGCAGTCCGCTTCTTCGAAATATCATTGGACTTAAAACCACAGGCAATGCTCAGAGCAGTTGCCGCTACAGTCGGAGCATACTCCGGTGCGACAGTCTTGATCGTCTCAACCATACCTTCCGGCTTCTTTTCGTCCACAAGTCGAACCGCCTTGACC